TATTCATTCATGAAGAATATAATACAGTATTAATTGAGAATATATTAAGGCGTCAAAAGACAGTATTAAAACAGGTAAATAAAGAAATAGAACAACACAAGAAGACGACAATCGACCCCCGTGCGTTTGTAATATTAGATGATTGTTTATACGATCAATCATGGACGCGTGATAAAATGATGAGACTATTATTTATGAATGGGCGACATTGGAAAATTATGTTGATAATTACAATGCAATATCCATTGGGTATCCCTCCCAATCTAAGAACTAATATAGATTATGTATTTATATTACGTGAGCCATACCTAACAAATCGCAAAAGAATCTGGGAAAATTATGCGAGTATGTTTCCAACATTGGAATCATTTTGTGGAGTAATGGACCAAACAACAGAGAATTATGAATGCTTAGTCATTAACAATAATGCGAAATCAAATAAGTTAAACGACCAAATCTTTTGGTACAAAGCAGAGAATCATCCAGATTTTAGACTAGGTGCGAAAGAATTTTGGGAAATATCAAAGAATATGGGTTCAGATGACGAAGATGAGGCATATGACCCAAGTAAGTCAAAAAAGAGTAAAACACCTCAGATAAATGTAAAAAAAAGTAAATGGTAAAATAGTATATTTACACTTTTTGTAAATATATTATAGTGAATGTTTATGGGTCATACATATCTTCGTCAAATTCCAGTTCATCATCTGAATCAAATTCAGTATTATAATCAACCCCGTATTCATTATCAGATTCTACCGTTATAGTATAATTGGTGGCGGGCGTGTTATTTCGAACGGAGTCTATAATTTCATTAATTCTCATTATAATTTGTGGGTCAACTATGAAATTATCATTATTTCTATTTGTGTTCGACCCCATATTACTTTCGTTTTCAAAAACAGATGGTGTATTATGATTGTCTGGTTGACTATTTTCAATTGAATCTATAATTTCATCAATTCTGGTTCTAATTTGTGAATATATAGGCAGATTGTGAGGTATACTCTCATTATCAATATCAGTGTCAGTGTCAGTATCATTCTCATTCTCACCGTCAATATTTGTATTGTTATTTAATATAGTAATTTCAGATTGTACCCATGGCGTTTTTACCGTATGTTTTCCTCCAATATTAATAAATGATATATACTTCTTGCCATTCGCAAATGAAATAATTTTACGTCCAAACCCTGGAGTGTTTTTAATAATTTCGAGAATTCTACTACGTACACATAGATAATTATATTGGCGTCTACTATTATCATGTGAATACTTGTATCGAAGATAGTAGATTAAAATGTGCTTGAATGTATCAATCAAGATAGAGTTTGGGAAATCTATATCTATTTGAAGTTGTTTATACGGACTTAACATATCATAAATATATTCAACTATTTCGTCTGGGTCTTCATTTTGAATAAATTGGTTAATATATATATTACGTATAATAACTTCATTTTTGTTCTTGAATGATTTAATATCAAAATTAGACAAAAAATATTGATGGATTACCGTGGGTACGTTTAATAGTGATTCTTTCATCTTAAAGTAAATATTATATAAATCTGATGTAGAGAAGGTTAGTCCACTATATGGATTTTTGGGTAAAAGTGGTTCTGGATAAAAATGCGTAGAATGACAAATAGCGGAAATTATGATTCGTGAAAGGTCTTGTAATGTAAAGGTCTTGTAATGTAAATAAATAAATATATTTGTTTTCGTAGTAGCAAAACACATTCCTTTGTTTAGATGAAATTGGTGTTAAAAACATATCATGATTGACATTAAGGACATATTTTGATTTTTTGATATAAGTAGCAAACCGATTAAACGCCCAATATGTTTTTTGAATTTTATTGAAAAAATCAAGAAATGATTCACGGTCTTCATCACTAGTAAAGACAGATTCAATATACTTAGATTGAAATTGGTTAAGTTTAGAATTCGAGTTTGATTTATCGGATATAACGAAAATGACTTTCATAAAATTAATGTGAGCTTGTTCGCTCTGGTCTTTAAATACATGAGCCGTATATGTTTTTGCATTAAAATCATGTATATTATGTGGATTTATATTTTCTTTAAGTTTGATATCACGTATAAGGATTTTATGAGCTATATACTCAAATGATTTCATATTATTCTATACTTCATAGTGTAAAATGTTTATATTGATTTGTAAATGTAATTAGATGAATGATATAACATAAATATATCATTCAACTATACCTGTACCAAATATTTATTCTTTATTATTTGGTATTTACTCTTTATTTGCAGCGTCATCAGACACCTTTAGTTCGTCGATTAAATTAGCAGAATTAACATCGCGTAAATCAAAATCAACGGTTTCCTTTACACCTTGTAAATTACCATCATCATCTATGGTTTGGGTAAGAGCGTTGCCACTAGCCTTAGCCTTTTCAATATTCTCCATAATCGCCTTCTTCTTTGTCTCACGAACACGCTCCTCGAACGCTTTCTTTGCTAGCTCTTCATTTTTCATCTTCTCGGTATGAAGCGCATTTAGTTCTGCCTCCATATGTTCTACACGACCAGTCTTATAAGCATCAGGGTCCCAAGGAATCCACACACCTACTGGACCGACGTAAATATCATGACTCGGGTCACCTTCACGTAGTTTCTTACACTTATCCTCTGCTTCCTGTTGAGTACCATAAACGCCACGAATCTTAAGTCCGCGAACAGATGTTTGGAAAGCATGCTCTCTATTAAACTTTTCGTTGAGGGTATCCTCTTGCTTATCTAGGAAATTCTTATAATCATCTTCAATACCACTAACCTTTAGCTTATCGCTCTCCTCCTTTACAAAATCATTGAAGTCATTAATCAGAATGTCGGACTTAATATTATGTTTATATGAGATAAAGTGAATAAATTCGAAATATCTTTCCATAGATTTAGAAAATTCCCAATTCTTAATAAACTGATTAAATAGGTAAACTTCCCTCTTCTTCAGAATCTTTTCAGGGGAAACAAAGGACATACATGCGAATTTTTGTCCGGCGATAGGATGGTCTTCGTCGCACAAGTCAACATATTTAGGATTTTGCGACCCATCAGAATTAACTTTCTTCTCGTATCCAGACATTTTAGGAATATACAAATTATAGCAAGGACTATTTAAGTGTTTTCAATATGTAATAATTTATTATTAATGGAAATATGACTTTTTATTTTGTTGTATTATAATATAAACGTAAAATGTTTGACTTAAACGAGTTGATAAAGCGTGCTATTAAGTACTTGATTGAGGGTTTGGTGGTTGCATTGGCTGCTTTCGCTATTCCCAAGAAGCAATTGAATTTGGAGGAGATCATTATCATCGCATTGACCGCTGCTGCTACTTTCAGCATCCTTGATGTCTTCATCCCTGCTATGGCAACTTCTGCCCGTGGTGGTGCTGGTTTCGGTATTGGTGCTAACTTGGTGGGTGGACTTAAGATGGTCGCATAAATAAAAACATAAAAATATATAAACATAAAAACATAAAAACATAAAGCAGTAGTATCTGGTCTGTCTATGATGGTATAATTGTTCTCTTCTCCGTTTGGTTATTTGAAGCGGTGAAAGACAATATTACGTATGTTTCATTTTACACATTGATTTGTATACACCTTTGAAGTATATACAAATAGAAAACAGAAAGAAATACCAATTCAGTCATTCATTAAGTGTCCGAATATGTATTAAGCGTCGTAGTATGGATTGTCGTGAATTTTCAT